AATTCCCTCAACAAATGCATCGGGAGCAGAAGGATCAGCAACGATGTCAGCAGCAGTTGCTAACATAAAGTCGTCACCGACAACATTAACACCTTCACGAGTTGGTTTCAATGAACCAATACCACGAGAAGATACACCTAATTTTACACCTTCGTCAATAAGTGAAGATGCAATTTTACCCATTGGTGTATTTAAAATCTTAGCTTTTCCAACAAAGTTAGATCCACTTTCTTTTAAAGATACAATTTTATGAGAGACCCTATCGAGGTTTACGGTAGGACCTTCTGGATGTCCAAGTTCTCCAAGTGCTCTGCCAGCAGCAACGTGATTTTCGTTGTATCTACCAACTTCACGTCGAAGAGTTTCTATAGGATACATCCGACCATTACGGTTCTTTATGTTTCCTTGTAAGAAAACACCCTCTATATACAGAGATTTTTTACCGTTGCGATTTTCAACGATAAATTCAACGTTTTCAATTTCTTCCGTAATCAGTTTCATCAGCTATCCCCTGAGACTTGAACTTGTTGAAAATATAATGCTCCTGTAGCACCGCCAACGCCGATACCAAGAGAACCAACTTTAAATGAACCTCTCAACTCCGCAAAATTAGTGGAGACATAATCAGTTTTAATACCAGAAGTATCAGCATTAACTGTTATTCTAGTACCATAATAACCATTTCTTCCAGAACCAGACCAAACTTTCGATACTGTAGAATATCCTACAGATGCTTCAAAATATGGTTGACCATCTACTCTGAGGGTAACCATATCATTAACACCAAAAGGAGAACCTGTTCCTTCTGGGAAATCAATATAAGTAGTTGATCCAGTAGTAATTCCAACAACTCTTTGTGAAGAAGGTCGGCCAAGTTGTATAGTAGCAGGCTTATCTTTAAGAACTAGATAATCAGATGAGGTTGCAGTTGGTCCTGAGAAATCACTTTTAGAGATGGCAACGTGTGCTCCTTGCAAAGCAGATGCTCCAACAATCGCAACTCTTAATGTATCACACATGTGGGAATTTACTCCACTAGTCCTTGCGTGACCTGGATTAACAGACACCTCTATTGACGAGCCAGTTCCTACGGGTTGATGAGCCATTTATTTAGAATTCATTTATTACTTTTATT